AAACATTTTTATATTGCGTTTAAAAAAAATATTAAATATTAAATATTAAATATTAAATATTGCGTTTAAAAAAATATTTATTAATAATATAATGAAAACCAAACATTCTAAATGTGTTAGTGAATGTAAGAAATGTATTACTGCATGTAAGAAATTATGTGAAAGTTCGAAAGGGAAAAAAGACATGAAAGAATGTGTTAAGTCTTGTAAATGCTGTATTATTTTATGTAAAGCAATGTGTGAGATGTGTAAATGCGATCCTGATGGAGAAATGTGTAAGAAACTTGCCAAATTATGTGCAGCTTGTTGTAAAAAGTGCTGTGGTCAATGTAAGAAAACTAGCGATCATAAAGCGTGTAAAGATTGTCACACGGCCTGTAAAAAATGCTGTAATACATGCTTAAAATGTTGCTAAGAATGATATATGTTAGATATATTTAATATGGTAAATGTGTTAAATGAATTAATATGTTAAATGAATTAATATGTTAAATGAATTAATATGTTAAATGGATTAATATGTTAAATATATATATTTATATTCTTTAATTAATATATATATAATGAATCCTATTCTTTTTGAAAGACCCATTGCTTCTAGATTTCAAGTTGATAATAAGAAACCAGAAATAAAACAAACAAATCAATTCACTTATTTATCTGAAACATCAAATATTCATAATCAATTTCATTATCATAATAATATCGAGAAACAAAATAACACATATACAATGCTAAAACCAGTATCTACACGAGATGAAAAAAAAGTATCGGAAGAAAAACCTAAGACTGATTATGCTAAAAAATCAAATGCTGTAATATATAAAACATAAACTATATATAAAAATGATTTTATAAAAAATGATTTTTATAATACATTTTTTATAAATAATAATTAACAGAATGGATAAATATAATCAAAGATATGAAAAGAAAAAGATATGTCCCAAATGTAATGGTAAAGTATATAATGCAACATTAACATGTAAATTAGTAAACAATAATAAAAAATGTAATTATTATTTTATATCTAAGAAGCAAAAAATATTATATAATAATGATATACAAATTATTAATAAATTGGCAAAATTTAAAGACATAACATGTTTATCACCTTATGAAGAACGAGAATTACAAATAATAACCTCAAAGAATTATTAAAGTTATTTTTTAAAAGTAATTAAATTATTAATTATTAAGTAATAAGTAATTAAATTATTAATTATTAAGTAATAAGTAATTAAATTATTAATTATTAAGTAATAAGTAATTATAATTATTAATTATTAAGTAATAAGTAATTATAATTAAATGTTATCATATTTTATATGATAAAATTTAATTTAATTAAAAGAATGTTAGATAAAAAACATTTTCATATACGGCAAATATTATATACTCAGATGATAGCAATAATAATATTTGCAATAATTTATTATTTAGTTAGTCTTTACCTATTAAATAAAAATATTAAAACCCAATTTGATTCATTATATGAGTGTTTTTATTTGAGTTTAATTACACAAAGCACATTGGGATATGATAAAATGATTGAAGAACATAAATATATTAAAAATATACAAATATTACAAATAATAACTATTTTCATTTTTATTAATTTTATATAGAGTAATTTATCTTATACTTTGTAATAAACTCCTTAAACTTATCAACATCATATTCTTGATTTTCTAAATTTAATGTAGGAATATCATATTCATTATTTAAAAATATATTTCTACAATCTTGAAACTTGAATGATTCCATAAATTTATCAGTTATATTATATTTTTCTATATCTTTAATATTTTCAATTATATTCTCAATTGTTTTATACTGTAAAATGAGTTTATAAGCAGTTATATAACCAATTTTATTAATTTTAATTGTATAATCACATCCACATAATATACATAAATCAACAAATTCACTCTGTGTTAATTTCAAATCTTTTAATATTTCAAAATAATCATATTTTATTAAATAATTTTTTTTTAAATTATATCCTGTTAAAAATATAGTTGAACCATTCGGTAATATATCTGTATCATCTGATAAACAGGCGTATACTAATTTATTTTTACACAATCTAGAACATACAATTTCAGCTTCAGTATCCGCCTCTATAAACTTAACATTAAGTAATTCAAACAATTCTTTCAAATTGCTAATATCATCTTTATTAATTGATATTATACTTAATTTCAACTTCTTAAGTTCATCTTCAAGTATTTTAGTATTTTCTTCATATAAACTGACTTTATCATTTGTGTCTTTAATTATATTTTTATATTCTTCAAGCTTTTGCTCTATTTCTTCCTTTCTTTCATATTTTTTTCGTTTTAATTCCTTTCTATTATCAATTACATCCCTCTTTTCAAGTGGTGGTTTACCATCAAAAATATAAATAGGTATAATATCAAATTCTTTAAATTTAAAAATTTGCTTAATAAAATTTAATAAAAAATTATTATTACCATATTTAAATTTATATAAATAAATACTTGTATCAATGGCGATTGTTTTGTTTCTTAAATCATTATAATTAATATGTGTAATGCTTTGTGGGCAGTTTTTTTTAATTAATAATTTTAGGTCTTTAATTCCCATATTATAATAGTATAAGAATTATAATATTTAAATAATATTCAATTTTTAATTTATTGTCATACGTAATGTATTATTTGATTTATATTTAAACGTTTCTATCAGTTTATTAATCACTTTGTAAAAACTTTTATTATTTAAACAGGCCTTTTCATAAAATTTAAATCTTTTAAAATGATTAATTGGAAAAAAATAAAAAGTATCTATTTTAGTTAATTCAATTAATTCATTCATATGAAATAAATAGAATCCCTTTAAAATAAAATATGAAAATATTCCAGTATTCTGCTGAAATAAATCAGTATTATTTAGAGTTCTTAAATTATAATATTGAAGTATTTGTTTTATTTGATATAATGTAAATACTCTATTTTTTTCAATTAAATCAACAACATTATATTTATTATTTTCGATACTTAAAAAACAACAATGATATATTATAGCACATAATTCATTATAACCTTCATTACAAGCTAGGTGGTTATTAATATTGAAATATTTTTTGAGTTCACATTTATCCTCAATTAGGAATCTATCAAATCCTAAGCAATGAAATAATTCATGTAGAAATACTTTTAGGAATTCTTCTTCTCTCCAAATATATATTTTATTTTTATAAATATATGACATCCCCGAATTAACTTCATTTGAACCTAATATTTTATTTTGATTTGGAAATATTTTTTTATGATCTGTTGAAATATAAATAAATGTAAATTTATCAGTATTAAAAGATATTTTATGATATTTTAAGAATTTTAACATAGTACAAAACCTATTTATTATTAATTGAATATCAGACTTTAACTTAGGTGTTAATTTTTTAGTAAATATAATACATCTTATATCTGGTAAATCACACTCATATACTTTATTATATTCAGATATTGAAGTCATAATGTTAGGCGAAATAAATTTAGATTCTATATTAAATGTCTCTTTTGAAGTTTTGAATTTAATATTGGGTTTAGTATAATGTTTCTTTAATAAGGATGAAAGTTTATATAAATATTTAGTATCACTTATCCTTTCCATATACTTATTAATTACATATAATATTATATTAATTGCATATAATATTATATTAATTGCATATTAATTGCATATTATATTAATTAATATCCAAAGATAAGTTATGTTTCATAATTATTTGTAGATTAAGTTATATTTTCTAATATATTTGTCTCTTTTTATATTATAATCATCATTTTTAATAGAAATACATGTTTTATAAAATAAGAAAAACCATCTTTCTAAAATTAAAGTATACAATATAATATTATTACATTTAATTAACATCAATAGTTTATGTATAAAAAAATAACTAATAGGTGTTTTTATAAATATAAGATACTTAAAATCTTTATATTTAACATAGTTTCTTAAAGCTCCTAATACAGGGGTGATTGTATATAGAATCATATTATAATATATAGCAATGTTTAAAATATATAAGCACCATATCACATTTGTTAAGCACCATATCACATTTGTTAAACACATTTATTAAACACATTTATTAAACACATCTCACATTTATTAAACACATTTGTTAAACACATCTCACATTTATTAAACACATCTCATAGTTGTTTAACACAATTATTAATATTTTTAACAACTGAATCAATATCAACTTGATAACCTAAATTATAAGGTTGAAATCCTCCAAAGTCTAAGAAGGTGCGTTGGCACAGATTATTATTAACAGTTTGTGCTGGTTCATAATTACACATCCAACATCCATTATATATATTAGATAATACAGGATCTAAATCTTTAGGCATATTATACTTAAACCATAATTCTTTTGAATTAGGATCACACGGTAATGTGACTATTTTTGATTGACAAGCATTATTGGGGCAACTTGGGTAGCAACTTTTACATTTATCCATATATCATTATTAATTATTTTAATTACAATATAATTTTAAATATAATATTAAATATATAACTTATATATGAAACCAGAACACTGGGGACCTTCAATATGGTATTTAATTCATTCAATAACTTATGCGATTGATGATGATGAATATTTCACAAAATATAAACATTCATATTTTCAATTTTATGAATCATTAAGAAGAATAATACCTTGTCCAATTTGTCGTAATCATTTTATTAATATAATGAAGAATAAAGATATTTATGAATGTAAAACAAAAGAAGATATAATAAATTGGGGAATATCAAAACATAATAATGTTAATAAAAGATTAAAAAAAAACAATATTACTAGAGAAGAAACAAATATAATATATGATCAAATAAGATTAGATAAAATAATTAAAGCAATTGATATTTTAACTTTTAATACACAAAGAAATTTTCCTATAAATGAATACAAAAATTTCTTTGAATCACTAAGAATTATATTTCCAATACAATCATTTAGAATAGCTTATCAAGAAGGTATGAAAATCAATAAAATAAAAGTCTTAAATCATAATTCATTAATAAAATGGTATCTTAATTTAGGAACATATATATTGAAGAATTTAAAATAATCTTAATGTGATGAAAAATGGTCCTTAGAAGCACTTACACTATCACTACCACTACTACATGGACATTTTTTAAATTCATTATCTTTATCACGTAGATAGTTCAATATTTCATTTAATACATTCTGTGTATTTGAAGATGACTCTGATAATTTTTTTAATATATAAAATTTACCACAACTACTTTCTAAAATTAAATCTTTATTTATCTCTAATTTCATGTTTGAACTAGTTAATTTAAAATATTTTGTAAATAAAAAAGGTTGTTCAATTTCTTTAAATTTTTTAACTTTATCAGATATTTTTTTTAAAAACTCAGTTTTATCACAAATGATAATATTATCATCTATTACAATTTTATCCCAATTGTCATCAGTGTCATCAGTGTCATCAGTGTCATCAGTGTCATCAGTGTTATTATATTCACAATATATTTTAGAAAATATTAAGTCATTTATTTCTACATTTTTGAATGGATAATATATACTTGATAGTATATTAGTCATTGTTATATTATTTTAAAATATAAATAATATATGAATCTATTTTAATTGTTCATTAATAAAATCAATAGCATCTTCTTCAGATGTAAAAATTTTTACAGGTTTAGTGTTCTTATAAAACAAAAGTAAAGTATTAATTACATTAGTAATTATTGAACTACTACAAAGTATAGATGAACAAATTAAATATTTAATACTTATTTGTTCGTTTTTCTTAAATAATTCTGTCCATTTATTATATTGTTCATATTTTAGCATTCCTAATTCTCTTAGGTCATAAAAAAGAATAATTTTTTGATTTATTTTATCACACGCTTGATAAAAATTATCAAAATAAGTTAAAAAATCCTCAAATTCTTCATTATTATTTGGTAATTCTTTTTTAATTAAAACATGAACACGCAATGTTTCTTTATTAAAAGTTAATTTTACAAAATCATTTTCAAATGACATATTAATTTAATAAATAAATTAATTATATTTATAAAACTTATTTATATAAATAAAAATTGATTATTTATATAAAATAATCAATATATTATATAAAACATTATGGTATTTCAAACATTCTCATTACAAAATTTAAATGAAATTAGTGACACACAATGGTTAATAGAAGATATAATTCCAAATGAAAGTCTAATTATTTTATATGGTCCTTCTGGGTGTGGCAAAACATTTATTGCCCTTGATATTTCGTTACATATTGCTCATAATAAAGCCTGGAAAAAACAGAGTATAGTTAAAAAAGGAATTATAATTTATTGTATTGGCGAAGGAATTCATGGTATAGCTAATAGAATTAAAGCATGGCATAATTATAATAATTTGCCATTAGATGCGCCATTTGTTTTATTACCCATTGAAGCAGTTTCTTTTGTAGAGCCAGAAAACATTAATAAAATGATTTCAACAATAGAGCAAATTAAAGAAGAATATAATTTACCAATTTCAATGATAATTATAGATACATTGTCAAAGGCATCAGTTGGTTATGATGAAAATTCTAGTAAAGATATGGGGCAGTTTTTATATAATTTCGATATAATCAAAAAATATTTCAATACAAGTATTATGTTTGTCCATCATTCTGGAAAGAATAGTACAAGAGGAATGAGGGGATCATCTTATTTATTAGGAACGGTTGATACAGCTATTCAAGTTGATAATATGAATGATACAATTTTAGTTCAAATTGAAAAACAAAAGGATGGTATTGAAGGTTCATTTCAATTGAAGTTAAAGCAACATTTAGATAGTTTGGTTGTTTTTGAAAATGATATTAATCTTAAATTTCGTTCAAAAACTGGTTATATATTAGATTCAAAACCAAATAATATTGATATTTCTGTGATTATTAAATATCTTAAAGAAAAAAAAAGTTTAGATAATATTTCTAAACTTTCTAATATTGAAGTAGTATCTTTAAAAAAAATAATTCAAAAAGATTTATTAAAAGAAGATAATTTTGACACTAATATTATAATATCTAAATATGGTTTTACAGATGATAAAGATAAAGAATGGATTAAATCAATAAACTAATTTTCAGTTGGAAATTAGTATTAAAAGCATAAATAATATGTAATAATATACTATAAAAATGGATAAAATTAAATTATCTAATAATAAAATACGTAAAATAGATAAGAATGTTAAAGTATTAAGAAATCCACATACTGGTCGGATGGTAAAATCTACCAGTAAATTAGGAAAACAAATATTATCAGAACAAAGTAAATTCAATCAATCAGGAGGTGGTTCACATATTAAAAGAGATGATATTTCAAAATTAAAATGTGTTGTATATATTAATGATGTATTAGAAGAAGTAGGTCTACTTGACTTAGGTTCAGAATCAACACCTGAATTAAGTAATGAGACACTTAATAATTTTACTCTTGCAGGCATATTTACTACTGAAGAAGAGAAACAAGAAGCGATGAATGCTCTGATAATTCCAAATGCGCAAAAAGTTACATATACCTCAAACGAAGAAATTGGAGATATTAAAAATTATTATAAAACTATTCAGATATGGTTAACACAAACAGATAGTAATATTTTTACAGGATTATTTGCGAGATTTTTGAATGAAGATATAAGAGAAATATTAATTAGAAAAAAAGATATCAATCTAATATTGTTTGATAATACTGATCTTCACGATTTTGGCATAGTTAAAAATTTCGGACCATTTAAATGTCTAACGCAGCTAAGTGAACCTGATTCTGATTCTGATTCTGATTCTGATTCTGATTCTGAAGATGGTAGTAAGACAAGAAAAATAGAATTTTACTGTTCTACAAATTCATCTCTATCAGATGATAAAATTAAAATAATTTCTGATATTGGTGATGCTCTTATAAGTAAAGATTTGAATGAGTTAAAAAATATAAATGATAAGTATTCATTAAGCGCGGAAGGTTTTGATGAAACTAAATTTTCTAATAATGAAAATGGTCAGTTATTTAAAACGCATAATTTTAAATATAATATAGTACAAGCATTCTCACAACTTGAGAAAGAAAAACTCTTAGAAATATTACTTGAATTAACAGGTGGTGGAGAAGCCAATGAGAATACAACAGAGATTTCTAAGAGTTTTGATAAAGATGTATATGAAGACACATCTTCCACCGCAGATTTAATAAAAGAAAATAATTATGTTCATCTTCCAAAAAGTTTAGATATATATAAAAAAAAATCGGAATCTGAAAAATTAGATGATTATTTAGTAGTTTTTCATAAACCGGAAGATGATAAATTTATATCACATAGTTTTCAAATTAAATCAGAAGGAGAAGCTCAGATTGAATCAGAAGGAGATGCTCAGATTGAATCAGAAGGAGATGCTCAGATTGAATCAGAAGGAGAAGCTCAGATTGAATCAGAAGGAGATGCTCAGATTGAATCAGAAGGAGATGCTCCAATTAATTTGGACCATATAGATTTTAAAAATCTAAAAGCACAATTAGAGGACCTTATGAAAGATAATGATAATAGAGTTACATCAAAAGAAATAGTGGTTATAGAGGCTTTAATGTTATCAGAGACAGATAAAATTAAAAAAAATATTAAATATGGACAGGAGCACTTCAAAAAATTATTTGGCAATGATGAACGTAATTCGACAATTAAAGATATAGGAAAATGTTTATTATTGGGATTCCGTTTTAGAGAGACAATTGAAGTAGATAAAATAGGACAAGTAGAAATTATAAATCCAGGTAGTTTAACATCTGGTCTATTTAAACAAACTAGTGGTGAAGGACATAATGTATTACTTGATTTTAATCCACCAGAAGGTGAAGAATCATTTGATATTAATAAGTGTTTCAAAATATTAAACACAAGAGGAGTTTCAGGCGAATCAACAGATGCCTTAGTAGCTATTGGTGATATTAAGATAAGAATATTGCAGGCGATTGATAATGATTTAATAATATTTGTTTGTGGAAATAAAAATAAATTGTTAGAAAAATGTCAAGAAATACTAAATAAAATTGATACACAAGAACCCCCAAATTCATCTATTGATTTACCAATATTAGAAAAAGATAATTTAATAAATCGCTTAGATCATAAAATATTAGTATTAAAAAATCTTCCAGGGGATAAAACACAAACTCTTAGTTCAATGATAAATAACGTAGAAGCCGAAGTTAAGATATTAAAACAAATATTAACAGATGGACATATTACTAAAGAAAGTTTTAAAAATTTAATAAGTATTTATAATGAGGGTGTTTCAAAAAGTTTATCTCATTTAGAAGGTGGAGGAGGAAATGAGATAACTAAGCAATTTGGAGGTGAGTGTCGAATATATTTTACATATAAAGAAAATACTGGTATTCTTCCTTTTACTTATTTAACTATGCATATATTTGATAAAAACAATAATTATATTTCAGATAATTTTTCAGAACATATACAAAAATTACAAACATTATTTAGAGAACATATAAGTCAATTATCAAATATTTATATTTTAAAAGATAAATATAAGTCAGAAAATCCTTCAGAATGCAAATGTATTTTTTATCCAGTTCGTTTAGATATCGCCTTAAAAGACATTATAAATCCACTTATTCAAAGTGATAATAATTTTAAAATAATAGAGTCTAATGAAATTGTGGAAAATTTTCTAGCAGATTATAAAATATCAATTGAGAATGAACCCAATGAAATTACTAGAAATGATTTAAAAGGTCAATTATCAATTAATAATTTTAATAATAAAGATTTTGGAAAATTATATCTTTCAGAAGATGGAGGAGCTGTGTCGGGAGCTTTGAAATTTACAATATTAAAAGAAATTACAAAAGATATATCTTATTTAGAATTAAATTATGAAAAAACAAAAGAGAACATACCTATACCTTCCTATTTTCAAGATGTGAAGGTATTACAAGAAAAAATTAGAAACAACCGTGATAATAAATATAACAATATTTATATTATAAATAAAATATATGATAGTAAATATTTATGTGTAAATTATCCTGTAAAATTAGAATATTTAACACCTAAACAAATGGAGACAATAGATGATGTTGGTGAAGAAGCTGAAGAAGATACAGATATATCTATATTACCGAATACATATCTAATACCAGAACATTTAAATGATAACGAAAATATATTAAAGAATCAGCAGCCTAAACAATCTTCTGATACAACAAAATGTTTATCTTCAGCATATGAATCACTGGAAGAAATTAAATATAAAAAATTAAATGTTGATTTTAAAGAAGCATTTGCAACGTCAAATCCTAAATTACAACCTATTCCTCTTACAGAAAGATTTAAGAATAGAGTAGATAAAAAATATAAGCAAATTAGTTCTATACGACAAGATTTAAAAAACTATTTAGTAAATGTATATTTTTTAGATAAAATAAAATTAGTTAAAAGTGATAGTAATGTTTTTGATATAAAAAACTCTGTTGAGGTATCAGATGATGAACATGGTGATTCAATTATAACTTCATTATTAAAAGGTGGAATTATTTTAAATCCAGCTAATCAAAAATATGCAGGAGGAGGTGTATATAGTGATCATCCTCATAATGCTATGGAAGAGAATTTATGTCGTCAATCTGATTTAATAACAAGCATATTGAAATTTATTGATATTAAATTTCCAGATGGATATGATCAAAGAAAAAAATTAATGTTTTTAGGTCAATCTGGTAAGAATACTTATGGAAATGTTCAAAAATGTTTAGTTTCTGAAAATACATTTAAATATATTAAAGAAGGAAATAATTTTAAAGAATTAGAACATCCTCAAAAAAGAATAGTTTTAAGCATTGCTTCTCCTAATATGAAAAAATTTAAAACAACCGATTTAGATAAATCAGAAGTATTAAATCAATATAAAACTGATATGGAGAGCTATTGGAAATTAGCAATAGCAGCTACTATAGATACATATAAAAATTCAGTATTATCTAATCCTACATTAATCGCAGTAATGCCGGGTGATTTTATAAAGATTGAAGGTGTTGAAAATGAGATATTAGCTAAAATAGCTGCAGAAGCTTTAAAGACCATATTAACTATTATCAAAAATACTAAATTAAAAGTTATTTTTGCAAGAAAAACAAAAATAACTGATATATGTAAAGAAGTTTTTCAAAATGAATAATATAGTATTTAAAGAATTTATAATATTTTATATCAATAATGGAAGATATCTCAAAATATATCGCTACAGTAAGTAAAGAAAGTGTTAATGACATTACAAATAATGCTGAAATTATAATTAATAATATTAAAATTTTAATTAAAAAAAAGGATGATGAAGAATTACATATTACAAAAAATCATATTATAAATTTTAAATATGATGAAAATCTTACTCAAATTGAATTAAATTATTATGATAATAAAAGTTATAAAATTTATATTCGATTTGATGAACAAAGTGAAAGCGCCTATAAATCACTGATTCAAAAAATAAAAGATTTTAGCAAAGTGAAGGGTGTATTATATTATTCGTCTGGTAATTTTAAGATGGAAGGTGAATTTATTTTAGATGAAGAGAGTGGTAGATATTCAGCGAATGGTAATGCGAAAGTGTATTATGATAAATCAAATAAGCAATTATATTATGAAGGAGAGATTGAAAATGAAATGTTTGATGGTTCTGGAGTGTTTTATAATAAAGGTGGTCATATTACATTAAGTGTAAAAAATATTGATCAAAATAATCCGATTGGAGATGGATTATTAATAATCAAGAATTATTATCAAAAGACATTTTATGAGAAAACTTTTTCATTTGATGAAGTAGATGAAATTGATTTTAATGATTTTGATTTGGATTCTTTTGTTAAAAATAATAATAAAATCGAAGGTATTTTTGAGGATTTAAATAACTATTCTAAATTTGAAAAGGATTATTATGTTGATAACGAAGTATCCATTGAATTGGAATCTCAAAGAAATATGACGAATGATAAGAAATATGAAGCATTATATCGTAAAACATTTGAATTAGAACTAAAAATGGATGAAATGATGAAAATGGTTCAAGAAATTCATAAAAAAATCACGACCCAACCAAAGAGAGTAGGATTTTTTAGTTAAAACTATTATTAATTAAATTTTTAAAATAAGTATTAATTAGGATGTGTGTCTTATATTTGGGAGTTCTTTTATAATATCTTCATGAATACCAAAGAATATAAATAATATATATAATTGAATCATTTCTTTTTTTGAATCAAAAAAAGTGCCATACTTTCTAATATTATCTTTCATATCATTGTTCATATGATCTTTCATATTATTATCATCTTTCATATCATCTTTCATATCATCTTTCATATCATCTTTCATATTATTATTATATAATAATTTTATTTAATAATATATACATATTTCAAAAGAATTAATTTTATTATTGGTTAAAGATATTTCGATATATATAATAAAATTATATATGTCTAAAAGAGTACGCGAAAATTTATGTTATGAGAATCCATATTATGAACAAAATAATATAAAACGAACAAAGATTTATAAAACAGATTATGTAACAATTAATATTAATGATAAATCATTTTATCAGTATTCATTTAATGAATTAAATGAATTCTCAAGTGAAATATCACAAGTTATCGATAAATTAAAGATACATAAAGAAAAGATTGATTCAGTATTAGCAATATATTGTTAATAATAAAAATGATATAAAATTATAATATTATAAAATAATAATATTATAATTTTTAATGAAAGATATTACAACTGAATTAAAAGAAATAAAAACTGAATTAAAAGAAATAAAAGATTTTAATAATTTATATAAAGATGAACAGAAATTAAGAATATTTTTGAAAATGAATTATTATAATGATAAATTATTAGATTTTGTTATACAAGATCTTAAATCATGTGATGATTATAAAAAAGATGATAATTTATTTAAATTCTATAAAAAAAAATATCCTGATAAATATGAAAAATATATGATACAAATAAACTATTATAAAAATAATTCATATTGCTCACAATGATTATAAATTTCGAATATAATAATAAATATAAAGCCCATAAAAGTTTTTTGAAATAATATCTAAGCAATTATACATTGTATTTTTATATGTATCATTAAAACAGGCTGATATGCCATATAATCCCCATATAATAAATAAAAATAAAAATAGTTTTTTTCCTAATTCTGTATATTTAGCATATCTTTCATAAATTATATAAAATCCATATAAGAAGAATAATGTTCCAAGTGGAATAGCTATAATTTTAGAAAGCATTTTTGTCTCATTAAGTAATCCGAATACTAACATAAAAAAATTACTAAAAAATAATAAAATAATATTCTTTTTATTTTCATTTATAAACTTTTTAAAAGTTATTATTCTGTCTGGATGTTTTTTATATTCCATAAATATGATTGTAGTAAATAACATAATCGGAGTTGTTATAAACCAGTCATAATATCTTCGAGAAGACATAACACTAAGATTCGAAAGAGCAAATATTACCCATATATAAAAAAAACCTTCTACTATTTGAACGATTGTTTCTAAAATTAATATGTCAGTTAATACATTATCTTTTGATTTTAATTTATAGGTGATACCTTGTATAGATATTAATGTAGTTATAATTTGAAATAATAATGAAATATATACTGTTTTAGAAACTATATTATGATTTTTAGACATGAATTTTCCAAGAAACATATATATTATATTATATTATATATGTTTAGGGAATTACTAAAATCATTTATTATAGGATCTTCAATATTATCTTTTATAATATTTTTTATAGGTGTAACATATTTTATTAAATATGAGAAGTCGGTTATATTTGATTATCATACATATTCTATTTTAGCACCAATAGGATTAGGATTTGCGTCTTTATTTGCAAAGTATATTCATTTAATGTATAATATTAAATTAAAAAAGGCGTATTTCATAATAAGTATATTATCCGCATTATTTATATGTTTAAAAGTTACAATTGAGTGGGAACAAGTGTATAATTTTAAAATTTATACTCAAAGAGCACATATACAATACTTATTAATATTTATGGCTCATCTATTCGTTTATAATATAATCATTTATTCTTTGGATGTATATTTATAATATCATTTAACTGAATGGATTTAGGATATTTTTTTATTAATTGTGCTATTTGATATAAAACATTACTTTTATTGTTTTCATCCGTCCTTGTAAAGTGCTTATCTTTTTTTAACATTATTTTTTCATATAATCCAATTAATAAACTATTATAAAATAAATAAGTATATCCAGATAAAGTATATGTCAAATTGTTTTGAAGATTTAATTTTGTAACTTTATTATTTCTTATTGCTAATCCAACATTAAATCCATCACCATTTTCTATTCTATGCCACCACCAAGGTGCATTCCATAAAATATCACCAGGTTCTAATACAATATCATATCTTGGCAAATATTCCAATATTTCTGGATATGTTGATAATTTAGTATCAGGCATATCAAATAACGTTTGGGCATGTATTCCTGAGTTGGCTACTCTTCCTTTTAATATACAACTATATTTGGGATCAATTAATGTCCATCTTTTAGTTCCTTTTATCATACAGAAAAAATTACCGCTTCCACCACAATGCATATTACTACCAGTTAAATTATCTTTTTTATTATATCCAATAAATAGATTCGCAATATGAATATTTCTTAAATTAGTATCTAATGTATCAATTAATAAATTAAATTTTGTTTTGATATCATTAAATAATACAGGAAAATTAGATAATATAGTATGATTATTATTAATATATATATTATCATTCTTCATATTATCTATAAATTGATTGAACTTGTAATTATCTATTGTTAATTTATCATTATTTAAAATATTTATTTCAAAATCTTGAATTATATTTTTTAAATAATCTTCATCCCATTTTTTAACTGCTTTTGTATCTTTTAGAAATCCTTTTATTAATACAGGATTTCTAAAATTATTGGATAGTTTTACAAACAACTCATTTGATAATTCATTATTAGTAATAGTGGGTATTTTAAGTGGTTCTATTTTATGTTTTATGTTTTGTGATATTTGATAATTTTCATATTTATGTAATAATTTCTCTGTATATTTATTATTAACAAACTTATTTAATAAAAATATATACAAATATAAATTATATTGAAATGAAAATAGTATAATAAAAAATATTAATAAGAAATATAATAATTTCATATAATATTTTTAATATTAAAAATATTAAAAAATTTACGTATTTTCAATTTATAAATATTTAATTTTAAATATTTATAAGAATGGTATATATGACTTACCTGGCATAATACAAGTAATCCCCTGAATGTTTTCATTATTTAATATTGAATTAATATATTCTTGTTTTTCATCATCAAGAATATAAACTGGCGCTACAGGGGATTGAATCTTAAATATAATATTTAACATTCTTTTAACAAATACATTATTTACAATTATAATACTTTTTTGTAAATAATGATATGAATTATCTTTCTTTAATCTTCGTATGAAATCAGCCATACGAATTGAATATTTAAAAGGAACATCTGATACATTTGTTGTATCAAAAATAAATGTAAAATCTTTTTGTTGAATATATAAATTTAACCAACTTTGGAGGAAATTATCAAAATCATTATCATTATCAGCATTATTTAATTTTACTTTTATAATGGGAAAAAAATCATAATTATATTCAGCAAACATTATTTATAATATATTTTGATAATATCATAAACAATTATACCTATTAATAAATACCAATGGATATCTTTGTGAATTTTATAAATTTTAAATATTTGAATAACATCTTTAAATTTTTTATCTTCTTTATATCCACAGTATTCATTTGTGATTTGTGTAACAAAACATTTATTATTATTTGTAACCCAATGAATTAACACAATACTTACAAATATTAAATGATACAATGGATTAAATAAGAATCCACCTACATATATATAAGCGGATATTAAATGATGGACAAATAGTAATATTTCACCTGTATTTGTATGACAATAACTTGTTAAACGATCCCAAGTATATTGAATTATTGTAAATAATAATAAAAAAAGATAGTTTTTCATATTATAATTACTATAAATATGTTAATTCACTTAATTGATTTTCTAATTCTTTAATTCTCTCATCTAGATTTTTATTTGTTTTATTAAGTTGTTTATTGTTCTCATTAAGTTCCTTATTGTTTTCATTAAGTTCCTTATTGTTTTCATTAAGTTGTTTATTTATTATTTGAAGCATTTCATTATCTTCAATTAATTTAGTGTATTTAGATATGAAATTTGAGGTATTTAAATAATTAAATGTATATAGTTCTCTGCACTTTAAATATGGAAAAAGATAATGTTTTGACATATATTATTAAAAATTATTAATGTTTTAAATAATTATTTTTAGAAAGTTAATCGTAAAGAATTATTTCAAAGATATTTATTCTGAAAGTTTCTCGATTAGAATCGATTTCGTGTCTTTTCCACTTTTTTTCTTCTTATTTTCTTCTTTCATATGATTCAAACATTTTTGAATCAAAATAGACTTCTTATCCTTTGATTTATAATTAACATTTTTATCTTTCAATAACACTTTTATTTCTGGAACAGTCATTTGATTCATATTATCTATTGTGAATTCATTTAAGTCCTCAATCAAATCATTGTCTGAATGATCTCTAGATGGTTCTTTTTGAATTAATGCATCATAATGATTTCTTCCATTAAATAGCACTAAAACAGGAGGATTATCACTTTCAATTGTAACATTGGGTGTATAATTAAGCTTGTTATCATCTTCTTGATAGACCTCAATTGGACGATTTAATGTTTTCTGTGTGGCTTGAATAACTAATTGATCAGCCCATTCATCTGTATTTCTAATATTATCAACAAATTTCTCATAAGTATCATCATCATGTTCATCTGATTCATAACAGTTGATAAAATCATCCTTATGTTCTAACATATAATCAGATACTCTATGTCTTAAATATTCTACTTCTAAATGAAGAAAGAGACCAATCGCATGAAAGAAACAATGTCCATCTCCCGGAACTTTCTGTTTAATATATACATTATTATTAAGAATAAATTCTTTATCTATCTTAGATTTTTTCTTTAAATAACACTTCCTACATTGAAATGTTATTTCACATGTCTTATGTTCTTCAAAATAGGCAATTAAAATTTTTTTTAAGGTAGTTTCATCTGTAATATCTGAGTAAGATTTCTTTAAGGCGTCTTTAATTAGAATATCTCGAGTTTTATCAATTCCATAAAATATTTCTTTGGGTTTTGACCCACATTTACATTTTTCATTATTAAAACATTCTTTAAAAAATGATATCGTTTCAAGTTTAAATAAGCCTAAACTAAAATCATTAATAATATCATTATGTTCTGTATTTACAACTTTCGTATGCCATTTATCTATGTCTTCTAACTCTTTTAATTTTTGATTAATCAAATCTATATATTCATTAGATCCTTTCATATATGGTTTCTTAATACACATATAAATTGAAAAATCATTTTTTTCAATTTATTAAAAAATAAATTATTATAAAATTACCAAAATAATAATATTATATACGTAAAAATGAGTAAAAATGAGTAAAAATGAGTAAAAATGAGTAAAAATATCTTAAATATGAAACTTACATCTAATTGAAAATTCATTAGATTCTATATAAAGTAATCTTACTTCTTCGTCCCCATATAATCTAGCCAATTCTTTATTAATATCTTTAAGTATTGCTTTTATTCGCTCTTGATAATGAATAAAATCTAAGTTAATAAAACGAGTATTTATTTCAAATTCAGTATAACAAAAACCGTTTATATTGTGGTGTCTACGGGGTGCCATGAAAACATCGACTGTGGTATTTAATAACAATGACTTGGTAAAATCAATGTAGAATTTTTTATGTTTCTTCTCATTACTTAGAAGTATTTTTACATAATCATTGTTTTTCTGAACTTTTTTAAATTGATTATCGAGATAATTAATAATTGCTACAGTTGATATATCTTCTTTTATATCTTCTTTAAATTGTTCTTTAAATTTCGTATCGCTATCTTCAATATCTTTCAATGATGCCTTCAAGTCTTCAATCTCTTTCTTTAATGTTATAATCTCTTTTTTATTTTTCAAGTCATTAAATTCCATTGACTGTAAAGATTGTTTAAATTTAAGATAATTTTCTAATCTCAGTTCTTCACTATCGTCAATAACTTTTCTCAATAATTCATTAGTTTCATTCAGTTCTTCATTAGTTTCATTCAGTTCTTCATTCTCTTCTTTTAATGTAAATATTTTACTTTTCATTTCTTCAATTTCTTCATTCTTATCATATTGTTCTTTCCTTAAGTCGTATAATTCTTCAATAAGTTCTTCGATATCTGCTTCTGGGTAGGTCATTATAGTTGTATTATTAACTATATATTAAATAATATTCATTTTTTATGTTTTAAAAAATGATTTAAAATAATAATATTATATAAATATACTTATAAATGAGTAAAAACAAGTATACTTGTGATAAATGTGGAAAGGAATTTAAGCAAAAGAGTAATTATGAAGCACATATGAATAGAAAGAATCCGTGTGTTGTTGAAGGACATATAAATAAGTTAATAGATAAAGCAGTAGAACCTTTAATGAACAAAATTAAGTCTTTAGATGATAAAATAAGAAATATGAATATTAAGATAGAAAATATATGTAAAAATTCATCAAATAATATCTACAAGAATGATAATATGAATAGTGATAATATTGATAACGATAATATTGATAACGATAATATTAATAACGATAATATTGATAACGATAATATTGATAATATTGATAATGATAATATTGATAATATTGATAACGATAATATCAATATTGATAACGATAATATTGATAATATTGATAACGATAAACAATTAACAGGAATTAGTTTATTCTCAGGTATGGGAGGTGATTCACTAGGAATGACAAATTGTGGTATTAAATTACTAGCCTATTCAGAGATTATTAAAACATTCAGAGAGACACATGATTTAAATTTTAAAACATGTAAATCAATTGGTTCAGAAGTGAAACACAGTATTATCAAAGTAACTGATAAAGAACTCCTGGAGTATAAAGGGAAGATAGATATGATTTTCGCAGGCTTTCCATGTCAGGGATTTAGCAATGCTGGTAAAAAGGATATTAATGATCCAAGAAACACCTTATTTAGAGAATTTCTGAGAACTGCTAAATTAATCGAACCTAATTATATTATTGGTGAGAATGTGAAAGGATTATTATCAAGAAAGACATCAGACAATAAGAATTATATTGACATTATTGTAAATGAATTTGAAAAATTAGATTATAATGTCAGATATAAGGTATTTAAAACAGATAAATATGGAATTCCTCAGAAAAGGGAAAGATTAGTAATATTTGGTATAAAAAAACATCTTAAAAGAGATGTTAAATTTCCTCAAGAACTTACAACAATTCCGAATTTAAAGAATATCATCAAATTTGATATGAAAGGTTCGATTAGAATTAAGAAAGAAGACTTTGATATGACTAAAATACCAAAAGAATGTATTTTAACTGATATGGAGAATGAAGAAGATGAAAATAAACCACATCCTTATCTGAAATTAAAAGCCAAAGAAAAGAATACTGAATATAAAGGTAAAGTTCATAAAACTCTATTATCATTTGCAAAAAGAGATTCACCTATTCACTGTGAAATAATTGATATAAGAAATCCATCAAAGACAATTATTTGTACATATAATCATCAACCACGTTTATTTGTTCCATTACTGAATAAGAATGGATATTATTTAAGATGTATTTTACCGGATGAATTGAAACAAATACAGGGATTTCCGGCCGATTTTGAGATATGTGGAACTAATAAAGAGAAAATTATTCAAATAGGGAATGCGGTTCCACCTCCACTGATTGAACAGATAATTAAAGCCAATATATAGAAATATACAGAAATATATAGAAATATACAGAGATATATCTATTTACGCAATAAATTCAGTATATTTTTTCATAAAAATATCTTTCCATTCTATTTTAATTTCTTCTGAAACATTTGTAAAATTAGATTTCTGAGTATAATTATATCTTGGAAAATATCCCCATCCTTGAGGATTATGTGATGTATTCTCCAATTCTTTATCATTTCTTAATTTATCAATAACTTCTTTATATTTTATAAATTTTTTTTTAATTTCATCTGACATAACATCCTTATGTCCTCCCGGAAATATTATGGTTTTATTCATCTTTGTATCTGTAAATAGATAAAAATAATAATTAGATATTGGCACATTATCATTCCACATTATTTTTCCTTTCCCAGACTTACATTCAATCGGAAAGAATGATATACTCTCCTTTTTTACATTTAATAATAAAATATCTGGATGATTTTGTGAGCCATTTATCTCATGAATGATATATTTTCCAATTGGAATGTTATTAATATTCGATATAACATCTTCTTTATCTTTAACAGCTTTAATTAGATTATCAGATTTGATTATATTTTTATTTAACTTTAGTTCCGTTTTAGTTCCTTTTTTTACTTTTTCTATTTGTTCAAATTCATTATTACTTGTTAATATGTCTATTATTGTTTCTTCATGGATTTTAGATTTTTTTTGTGTTGATTTTGATGCCATCTTTATTGTGTAATTATGGTTTGTTAATTTATCAAATATACATTTTTCATCTTCTTCACTATCATCTTCTACATCTGTTTTATTTCCATCTGTATCATCTTCTACATCTGTTTTATTTCCATCTGTATCATCTTCTACATCTGTATCCTCGGAATCTACAAAAAACGGTTTCGAATCTTTATGTTGATTACATAAATCGGTGTTTTTAACTGGTCTTTTACATCTATTACCTTTTTTAGTTTTTGCTTGGCAAAATGGCATTATATTTTACTATATGTATATAAAATGTAAAATTATTTTTTTAAATAAATAATATAAATAAATAATATAAATTAATAACATAAATTATACAATGTTATGTTCCTCTTTACACACCTCTCTATTTATATAATACCATCGTCTTTGAACTGCTTTTGGATTACGACTTGGTAGTAACAGAGAAATTTCTATCCATAATTTCCCTAATTCATGATTATCTTTTAATATTTTATCTTCATCTTGTGTCCAATGTTTCGGCATTTAGTTATATATAACTCATATTTTTTATATCTAATATTATTAAAAATTTTAATAAGTATTTAATAATGCCATATAATATAATGTCGTATATGATAGCATTTTTAATAATTTTATTTATCAGTATCTTGTCAGCGTGTTTATTTGAACCATTCATAAATACCAACGCAACACGCTCTGATGGAAAAGACCCCTGTAAAGATTTCTTAACAGATAATGAATTCCTGGAGCATATGATTCCACATCACCAGGTTGCCATCGATATGAGTAAAAAATTAATAAAAATTACAGATAATCCGATTATGAGAAGTTTTTGCCATGGAATAATATGGCAGCAAGGGTATGAAATACAGATGATGGAAGGTGTTATGAATAAATTACCATCTAATAGATATGATAATATCCCAAAAAATAAGAATAAGTCTTCAAATTATTCTGATAAAACAAAATTACACTTCTATAATCCAAAATTATCAAGAGCCACTGATTATTACTGCGATCCTAATTTTTTTAATCCTAATTCGCACGAATTACATATGAAAGATATGAAACTAACCAATAAATCATATTTAGAGCATATGATTCCACATCATCAAGTCGCGGTTGATATGTCGAACAGACTTTTGTTACATACAAAAAACATACATATGATAGATTTGGCAAAAACAATCATAATAGAGCAACAGAATGAAATATTGAAAATGAATGAGATGCTGAATAATATGAAAAGTTGGAATTATACTTCTGATTTATTAAGTTGAATAACACTAATAAATATTATATATTTAATATTAAATATTATATATTTAATATTATAATGACAAAATTGAATAATTTCGTTAAACTAATGCGTAACAAAAAAGCTTTATTAAATTGTATATTTTTTACTCTATTAACACAAATCGCAATTACAATTGGATTCATTAAAGCATTCAATGTAACAAAAATAACAGATAATATATTAACTGAGTACAATAGTTCGTTTTCATTTGGAATATTAATATTCTTACTATTTATTATTTCATTGGTTTTGCTATATATTATGATTACTTCGTCATTGTCGTATTCTCAGAAGTATATGGTTTTTATACTTTTTAGTCTCATTGAAGCCTTTTTTCTTCATATTATACTATCAAATTACAGCGATGAAACAATTCAATTCGCATTTTATTCAACAATCGCGATATTTGTATCATTATTTATATTTGGTTTATTTGTTGTTTATTTGGGATATGATTTGGGTTGGTTAGGTTTAGTTTTATTTATGGCATTATTCATTCTAATAATAACCCAATTGGTGTTTATGTTAATTGGTAATTATGAAATATATCAGAAGGCGTTTGCCATAATTAGTTTGGTAATATTTATTTTATATATAATTTATGATACTAATAAAATATTACTTAAATATGATAATACAACGCAGTTTTGTATTATGGGGGCATTAGATTATTATTTAGATGTTATTAATATCTTCATTGATATGTTAAGATTATCATCAAATAATTAATAATTATTTGTCTATATAATATCCTAGTCCTAAATTATCTGCTTTAAAGACATAACCATCTTTCTTTCCTTGAAATTTATCTGTTTGAATAAAACTAGTAGATACTTGATTTTTATCAAACTCAAGTATTTTATTATTATTTTCATTAAAATGAACCTTCTTTTCATTATCTGAATTTAATTTATCCTTAAAAATCCAAACACCTACTATTAAAACAAATAATAAAATTATAATGGTAAATTTGTGATTCAATATTTTTGTAATCATTATATCATTGATAATATAATTTAAATTATAATATAACTAATATCATTAATTATATTACTAATATCATTAATCCAATTTGATTATTTACTATTATATAATTAACGATTCATTCGTTAAAAAATGATTTTTATTTAAAAATATTAAATTATAATATAGTAATGATGAAACATATATGTAAAATTTGCGATTATACTACGGAACAACCGACTCATCACAAAGACCATCTGGTCAGTGATAAGCACAAAGAAAAAACAGAAAATATGAAATTAAAGATTGAGAAATTAACATGTCCTAAAATAAAGGTATTATTAAAAAATGAGAAATTGAAAGTAAGTGGAAAGAAGAATGAATTAATTGAGCGATATATGGAACATATGAAACATATTAAAATAAAGAAAAAGGAAATGACACAGGAAGAACCACCTGACAATGTTGAAGAGAACACTGCTGAAGAAGACACATCCAAAACACAATTAGAGATTCTAAAAGAAGAAAAAGAAAAGTTAAAGAACACTTTGGAAGAAATTGAGAAGAAGATAATTGAATTGGAAAACAAAAAGACATTTAAATTTATAGATTTATTTTGCGGGATTGGTGGTTTTCATCAGGTACTCGCATCGTTGGGTCATGAATGTGTATTAGCATGCGATATTGATAAGGCGTGTAGAGAAAATTATAAATTAAATTATGGAATTGAACCACAAACAGATGTTAAAAAGATAGATATTAAAAAACTCGTTGATTTTGATATATTATGTGGTGGATTTCCGTGTCAACCATTTTCAAATGCAGGTAATAAATCAACATTTGGCGATGATAGAGGATTATTATTCGATGAGATAATTAAAATAACCAATTGTAAAAAACCTAAATTTATGTTTTTAGAGAATGTAAAACATATATTGAAAGTCGGAGATGGAGAGGTATTAAAATATATTAAAAATAAATTAGATATTGCGAATTATAATGTTCAATTAATTAAGATGTCGCCACACGAATATGGTATTCCACAACAGAGAGAGCGTATATATTTTGTATGTGTTAGAAAAGATATTTATAATGGTAAGGATGTAGTTTTACCAGAATCTAATAAAGAAATAATTTTTGAAAATTATTTAGATAAAAAAGAAGATATAGATCAAAAATATTTTATTAAAGATGATTTGTTAAAATGTTTGGAAATATGGGATGAGATGATTCAAGTATTTGACAAGGATGAAAAAATATCACCTACAATAATGGCACATGAATTTTATAAAACTTATACTAATGAAGAATTTTTGAATTTACCAAATTGGAAACAAGAGTATATAAATAAGAATAAACCGTTATACAAAAAATATAAAAAGCAATTTGATAAATGGTATAAAAAACATAAAAAAATTTTACAAAAATGTGAAGTTTATGGAAAATTAGAATGGCAAGTTGGAAAAATTAAAGAAAATGATTCTATTTTTAATTATTTTATTCAAATCAGACAATCTGGTATAAGAGTTAAAAAAGCACAGTATTTTCCAACACTTGTAGCAATATCACAAATTCCGATTTATGGAAAAGAAAAAAGATATATTACACCACGAGAATGTGGTCGTCTACAGTCATTTCCTGAAAGTTATAAAATTGATTCAAGTGACAAAAACGCATATAAGCAATTTGGTAATGCGGTAAATGTTAGCAATGTTAAAACAGTTATTGAATCAACATTCAAACATTATGGTATGTTAGATAACGATGAACAACCAAATGATGATGAACAACCAAATAATGATGAACAACCAAATAATGATGAACAACCAAATGATGATGAACAACCAAATAATGATGAACAA